AAGAAGCCGCGACACTTTAAGCTATCTACCACTCCACCACCTACACCGTCTTCGTCACAGATCACATTGGTTAATCGGATGCTGTGCCTATCGCATAGCTGCCGTATGGTAGAGACTACGGTTGTGATGGGTTGCTTACGCAGCTCGTGTATTTCGATAAGATGTAGACCTTGCCACACACAAATGACTGTGCGGTCTTTTCCAAGACGCGCGATGTCGGCACTAATATACTTTTCTCCTTTGCTTTCCTCATCCCGGAAGCAGCGCACCAAATCATCGTACTGGTAAAGGTTATCTATACTTTCATCATACTCCCAATCTCCATCTAGTAACCTTCGCCTGTCCACTTCAGGCAGCATGCGCAGCGTTTCAAGATAGCTTTCGGGCAGGTGTGGATTGTCTGTAGGTAATGACGGGATAAACGCAAGGTGCTGCGCTAATGAATCATTTTTAAATGGTGCGTAGAACTCGTTGTACAACCATCCTTTTGATGGATTGCATGTGAGCAGCATCTTTGGTTTAAGGTCATATTGGTTTAGCTTGAATCGAATACGTGACTGGAGAATATCTATTGCACGTTTGCTTACCTGTGCGCACTCGTCCACGTAGCAGTCTGTTAATTCCAAACCACCTAGCGCGTGGAACTCAGGGTCTGATGGGTAGGCGAATAGGTCTTTTAAAATTATCTCACTACCATTGGCAAATGTAATTACGTGCGTTTGGTTGTTAATGGTGTAGTGTTCATTAGGTGCAAGACCAAACATCTGTGCAACCTCAAAGAAAGTTTTTAACGTGGTCTTCTTTAGCGTGTCTAGTTTGCTTCGACCTATTAACCCTCGCGTGCCGGGATACTTGAACCTGCGGCTTATCTGCCATGCACAACCGATAAAAGATTTTGATCCACCCGCTGCGCCACCGAATAGCACCACACGTGCCGGGTGTGAGTTACCCAGCACGCGCAATGCTTCGTTTTGTTTAGGCAGGTAGGTAATCATTAGAACGGCAAATCGCCCGTGCCATGTGAATCATCTTCTTCTTCGCGCTTCACTAATGGCTCACTCATCTTACCACTCATAAACTTACCGTTCTTGCCTTCCTTAACCCATGCAGCTAGGCGCATCTTCTTTCCGTTGACCATAATCTCACCCGTATATTCAGGTGCATTGTTGGTTGTCTTTGTGTTCTTAAATAGGGTGAACTGTCCCTCTTGCATTGTGTAGTTACTCATTGTATTAATTATTAATTACATTTATATCTTCGTGCATTAGTGATACTGTAACCTTGCCACCTAGTTCGGTAGTCTCAACAATATCAAAGTCTAGTTGCTGGATGCTATGCCCTTCGATGTAACCGATGTACACTTCTACATCATCACTATACTGTGCAAGCTTATCCCACAACTCACCTATTGTCATAGCTTATAATCATCATTACCTGTCATTAGATGTAATTCGTTAAGCAGTAGCCACATCGCTTGGTTATCTGCCATTGATGGGCGCATGCTTCTTTTGATTGCTAAGATAACAAGTTTGCGCAATAGTTCATTCTCGCGTGTTATGTCGTAGTCTTTCATCAGTATGCGTAGTATATTTTTTTATATGTTCTTCAAATGCCGAATTAATCAATTCTTGTATAGGTATTCGTTCCCAATATGATATATTTTTCAATTCTGCTAACAAATGGTTTTTTACAATAAATGTTGCTCTTTTCGCCTTATGATATCCACCAGTTTGATTCTTAATTTTTGCAACAGTTGTAATACCTCCATTATGTTCTGGTTTTAATTTTTCAATATAAAATTTTTCAACTTCAAAACAATTTTTACAAAAGATTATATCAATGTCGGTCCATGCAAAAAAATTAGTAATTCCGCTAGCTCCAATATGATCACTTAATCTATTAGCTAAATTTCTAGAACACCCTACGTATTGTACATCTTCATAATTTCTAATAATATAAACACCTTCTTGAGATAATATTTCTAAGTTATTTCTTAAAAAGCTATGCGAAATAGCTGTTTTTTGTAAGTGTAATGTTTTCATTTCAATATTCATTTTGGTTTTCTATCAATTCTTTGTAGCGTTCTTTACGATACTCAGTAAACTGGTAAGGTCTGTTGTTGTAAACACGAAAGCGCATGTCGTTATCCCATGAAGGCAGCGCATCGTATTCATCCATTAGCATTTGTTCAAGGCGTGACGGTGTGACACGCTTTGCCTCCTGTGCCGGGGCTTCTTCTATCTTCAACTTATCCGCTGCCTGTTGGATAGCGTCCAGCACCTGCGGATGTTGAAACATTTCATAGATGTTGTTTTGCTGCTTTGCATTTTCATTCATCGCTTCGCTTATGGTTTGGCGTTGCTGGTCATAAAGTGGAAACCATGCAAGGATAGTAGCCGGGTCGATGCGGTTGTATATCGTACCGTATGCACCAATAGCACCGCGATCTAAACACAGCTGAATATCTTCAAGGCTATACATCCACATCTTATCTAGGATGTTCTCAGCACAGAATTCTATCTGCAGTGCGTTCATGTTATTCTGCACATTGAGCAGTTGGGTACATCGCGTAACCAGCTCCATGATTTTAATCTTCGTGGTGGTTCGGTCAAGTTTACGAAGTAGTGCTATCTTGTCTTGCTTCATCGCGTGCTCGACTGATAGCGACTGCATCGCGGAAAAGTGCTTCAGCTTTAGCAATGTGTTCTGCTGTTGTAGTTGGTTGTTTTGCATATGTGTTTTGTTTTTGATTTTTAATTTTATCCCATTCTTTGCGCATCCAGTTGCGCACCGTGCTTTGCCAATCCTTCATTGGTGTCTTACCTACTATCCATCCATTAGATTCATAGTGATCCATAAATGTGCGAGCGAAATTAACTAACTTGTCTTCAGTCATAAAGTTTCTTGCTGCAGCGTTTAGTTCACCCATCAGGTTGTACACATCATTCTCATCAGGCTTCACAAACTTTTTGCGCGTACCTTTTTTAATTACATCTTTATTTTCATTTTCATTTTCATTTTCCATATGTGCAACATATGTTTCACTAGTCTTCGACATATGTTCTACATGTGTTTTTTTCATTCTGTTGTTTCGTCTTGATTCAGCAAATGCTTTACGCTTGCTAATTTCAGAAGCTAAACGATCATTGCAGTAGTTGCCATCTTCGCCGCGCACAAACTTGCGCGATACTGTTTCGTACACATCCTGTCTTAAACATATCTTCATCATATGTTTTTCACTGATGCATCCTTTTGCAGCCTGATGGCATAGGCAACGAATGTATGCGCCAACTTCATCATTGTCCATATCATCTGTGCCTACTAAGAAATCTTGATAGTAAAAAAGAAATGCCGGATCTTGTGCCATTGTGTTTAATCGTATTGATAAATTGCTCCGCCGAAATTACTAATTTCTTTAAAACTAAACGCAGCCAGTTCAGTACCATCATAATTTTTGCGAACCTCATAATTTTTATTTTCAATCATTTTACGTATTGCATTTACATCTACTATCCTAACCTTAACTAAATCATCTTCCTTTTCTGATTCATAGGCGTAAAAATAAATCTGTGCATAGCCGTCAGCAATCTTATCAATTTCAGTACGCATATTTGCTTTACTCTTATACCGAATAGTCATGTCTTTATAGTTTATGTATTTATGTTTTCTAATACGCACAGATATTGTAAAATGCAAAGTGTAAGATAAATCATATGAAAGATTACCATCTTCGTAATCGCTTGACATTCTCAACTTGGCAAATCTTTTATGCAATGCTGGAAGTGCTTTTGTTATATGCCATTTTATTTGTCTAGCATATTTCTTTTCTAAAGTTCTAATATCATTCATTACGTGTAGTTTTTGCAATTTCAAACATATACTGATCTAACTCAATGCCTATGCATTTGATGTCTCTTTTATTGCATGCATGTATAGTTGCGCCACTGCCCATAAAAGGATCTGCAACTAAGTCACCTTCAAAATAGCTTACATCCAATAGTTGATTAATTAGGTCGATTGGTTTCTGTGTAGGATGTACCATCTTGCTGCTATGCAATCGTGGTACATTAATAACATTGCCCCTTCGATAGTTAATTGTCTTTTTGCCCTTTATGCAAAAGATTATGATTTCTGTTTGATTGCCCCAATCATTCTCCAAATCTCCACTGCCTTTGTTACCCTTGTCCCAAATGATAGGCGTTTTGATTGTAAAATAATTGCTAATGATGTGTTCAAATTGACTAAACACTGACCAGCTACAAAAGAAATAAAGATGACTATTTTGTGCACACTTGCGCTGCAAAATCTTGCATGTCTTATCTAATAATTCAAAGGCTTCATCTTTACCATCATTCAATAGACCACGCTTAGTAATCGAATCCTCATATTGTGACCTGTTAGAAATATAAGAAATACCATATGGTGGGTCAGTAATTACAATATCAATACATGAATCTGGAAGTTGTTCCAGTATTTCTAAACAATCCCCATTCCTAAAAGAATCATTATGCAAACTGTCAACCCTTGCATTAATTACATCTTGGCGATGCTGATCACGTTGTTCCATAAAGTTTCTTGCCTTGGCAGCTTGTAGGACCGCTGTACGTGTGGGCAAATCGTCTGCATCACGTGCTTCTTGTTTAATCTGCTCAACTAAATCTTTGTTAGCTGCAAGTGTTTGAAATCTTTGAACTTGTTTGGCATCAAAACCTAATTCTTGCGCTGCTTCTAATTTGGGTTTTTGGTTATGGACACCACTGTCCACAACCATTTTTCCTGTATATTGATTACCTTTAATGGCTTTCGGCATTGCATTAAGTATTTCACCAATGCGTACCTCGGCATCCAGCAATGCCTCTGCTAACATCTGCGCCTCTTCTTTTTTTTGTGATCTCACACCTTCGGCAAGCTCTAGTTTATCCATTGCCTTAATCTGTGAACGCACAATGTTTAATTTATCGCGACCGATCAGCACAAACTTGCTTAAATCTTCCAATGTAGACGGAAGATACTCCTTTCTTTTTTCTAATTCCATGTGATGTAAAATACCCACCACTACACGTAAAGGCTCGTCCGCGCACGAAAGTGCTATGGCAATACGGTAGTGATGGGATTTGTTATGTTTTTCATACGAACGAGCGTTGCAAATATAGTCAAACTATCTATGCTTCCAAATAGACTTTTACTGTTGTCATAAACTCTTCAAATGACCTGCACACCTTGACGCAGTAACCTGCATTGATAAGCTGTGCGTGAACGATTTTCTGTGTGTCCGATAGTTTACCTTTCTCGGTTTTCATCTCGATGAACAGCGCATGGTATGGCCCACTACTCATTGCGATCATCAAATCAGGCATACCCGGCATAGCACCTTCAGCCTTCAATAAGTTCCAGCGTTTGGCTCTTTGCACAGGTGTACCACCTATGTACACACCATTAGGGAAGGAAGCGATTAATACGCGGGGGAATGAGTATCTAAACCATTCCACGCAGCGTTGCTGTATCTTCGATTCCTCGTGCTTCATTCGTGCCAAAGTTTAGTTGTTGCCCAGAAGTTAGACACGTAGTTCTCATCGGTCTTAATTAGCACAGTCGGCACGTTATGGCGCAGGTGGTTAAACTCCCAGTACCCTAACTTGCTTACCTCGTAATCAAAACCTACCTGATGCTCGCAATACTGAATGGTCTCATGCTCCACACCTACGTTAAAGCTCACGATGTAATTGAATCTGTCAAGGCTAACAAGGTAGTGATTATGTAGCTGTGGCCCTTCGTCAGTATATACCATAAACTGTTCAGGCTTGTATATCATTTTCACCCAGATGTACATTGTGTGCGGGTTCACCTGTAGGTTATTTCGCATGGTGTGAAAGGGCATGGTCTCAATGTGCTTGCGTATGTACGCAGCTTGTGTTCTAGTCGGTGGTGTTACTTCATTCATCGCCTTCGTGTTTTATAGTTATTGAATTGATTACTTCGCATACAGGTACATCCATCGCCTTAGCTAAGTTGACCAGCTGTGCAATTTTGATAGTACGGTAATCCATACACCAGTTATACAGGGTCTTCTTAGTTATGGGCGTGTTGCTCCTTTGCATCGCACGGAGTAGGGCAGCTTTACTGCCCAGTGTCCGCGTGATAAGTCCGTTAAGTTCATTCTGCTTTCTCATAGCTTTGGTCGTAAGTCAGGATTAACCATGTAAAATACTTCTCGGTGTGCCTCGCTAAACTTGTGCATAAACACAGCCTCATCAATGGGCATGTATTGCGGGTCGCAAAACTCACGTTCTAAGCGGTCGGCAATCTCATCGGCATCATCGTGTGGTGTTACTTGAATGTGCCAGTAACCACCTTGCCAATGTACTTCGATAAGGTTGCCATCGCTTTGCATAACGCAGTAGTGTGGTGAGTATTTACCCGCCTTAAAATAGAACGGGAGTGATACTTCGCTAATGTGTACCGTAGTAGGTACTTTGTGTTTAACTTCGATTGTGTGTGTCATTGTATTACTTGGTTTTAAATTAATAATCATATCCATCATAGCACTCATCGCATTGAGTATCTACGTCATCATCCTGTGATACTATTTCAATTGCCTCCTCTTCGAATATATCCCAATCACTTTCTTCTACTTGGTCATCTTCACCATGAGTAGCATTCCACTTTTTTAGTAGTTCTAATGCAGCTTCATGTACTGGAAATTCCTAGTTCACTGTGTAATCGCAGTGAATGCATGTGTGTGGTTGACTTCTTTTCATTGTTATTGTTTTTTGATTATCTTTGACGGGTACAAATGTACACCTTTTTTCTAATGGTGCAAATAATTACGCCATTATTTTAGGTAAAAGGTCAAAATTTAACATTTGGTAAGGAATAGACTGCGTTAGTTACAATATAGCAAAGCATTACAACGCATGGCTGGATAAGGCTAGTAGGCTTGCACACGATAAACAGAAGGGAAGTGATCTATTGCATGAGGTCTTAGCACGTTTAATGGATAGGCCAAATCAAGATGTTGAAGATATAGTGTGCCGGGGCAAGGTAGAAGCATACATTAACAGAGCCATTTGGCTTAGCTGGCACAGTGCACGCAGTGACTACGCTATGAAGTATCGCAAATACTACGAGCTTCACGTAGAAAGGCAGGTTGAAGACACTAAACAAGATGAAACATGGATAGGTGCATTCATAGACGGTGAGTATCTATACAATGCAATCGGGCGGCTAAACGAATTTGATGCAATCCTGTTGCGTCTATACAGTAAACCCGACTTCGACTACAAAGAACTAAGTGCTGAAACAGGTATACCATACAGCTACTTGCGCACAGCTATACATAGAGCATTAAAACGAATACGAGAATATGTTAAACTTCAACGTGCCCTTGCACATTCAACGCGAGAGATTGAACACATGCAAAAAATGTAAGTTCTACAACACTACATTCGGCACATGTGGCACACCCATCATAGGCAACGAAGTTGAACCTGAAGAAAACAGCGTTACCTACTACAAAGAGAAGATAAAGCTGTGCGGGTGCGTCATGGCTATAAAGGTAAAGTTCCGTTTTGCTTCGTGCCCGGCTCACAAGTGGCACGCTCTTAACTGGAAGGCTCATGAAATCAAACAGCTGGATGAATTTGTGACACGCATACACAAGGCAAACAAGATAGAGAGCGATGACCTCACACAACTATACGCATGGTATAGTAAAATCACAGGCACGCATCAACCAGTGAGCGGATGTGCGTCTTGTATACGTGACCTTATCAACGAGTTTAGAAGG